CAGCAAATCCTGCTTTTTGAAGCTCCTCTACGGTTATTGGAACTTGTGTGGAAATTTTTACAAAACTATCTGTGATTTTTTCTGCTTCTCCTCTTGTTATTTCGGCAGCTCTTTGGATAGATAAAGTCCCTTTTTCCCAATCAGAAAAGACTTTTACCGATAGTCCTGCTGCTGCCACAATAGGCACAGTAAAACCCATTGTCATCGCTCTACCGAATTGCTGAAGTCCCATTGATACTAACCAAAGTGAACTAGAAACCCCTTTGAGAGATTTGCTAAGATTTCTTAATTTTTGATCAGCAACAACTGTTTTTAATGCAAGAGTGCTCAACCCCTTTTGGTTAGTACTTAAAGCTTTACCTTGATCTACCAAACCTTGCTTAACAGGCTTTAGGGCCTCATCGAAATTCTTATAGGCACTACCAACTTCATTTTTCCACCCCCTAAGTAAATTAATATTTTGAGCATTAAATTTGCTTAAATCTTGCCCTGCCTTTTGAGCTTGCTTGGTAAGATTTTGCAAACCTTGCCCTGCTGTTTTTAAAGCACTAGACCAGCTTTGAGAATCGCCTTGTAATGATACTAATAATTCACCTATTTGTGCCATTTATTCCTCTCTATAAACAACCTTCTCTAAATATGATGGTAATTGCGAAACACCATCATCTTTTACTTCCTCTTTTTCTTCGACAGGGAATGGAATAGGTAAATCTTGCCATTTACCGGCAGATTTTTTATCAGCATGAAGCATGAAATGAAATTTAAGTTCAGCATTTCTTTCATCTGCTTCAAAATTGGCAGCCATTTGAACTAGGTCACAAAACTCTTCCCAATATAATTCTAGTTCTATGTACTTTTTAGTCCAACTGTAGCGGGAAGCGAGCACGTCTATACACCAAAGAAAAAACTCAACAGCAGGTACTTTTACTTTTTGACTTCTATTTCCGCCCCGAGCTCCCCAATAGGGGCGACGAAGTTTTTTAAGTTCGCTGCAACATCATTTAACTTGAGACAAGCGCTGAAAGCTTCAGAAACTTGTTCAGGATATGCTTCTTTTAAGATTTTTCCTTCTGTTAATGGTTCTTTAATATCTACAGTTGAGCAACAGATAGTGATAAATCTCACCATCTTTTCAGGCCAACTTTTGAACATACTGACTACCAGTTTGTCAAAGTCAACTGTTGCTTCACCCTTACCTTGAACTGGCGTTTTTGGAGCAATATCTTTAATCATGTCCATATAAACTTGCAAAAGCTCATAAAATTTACCAGCTTTGAGTTTATAAAGAACATACTTATTTTCTCCAAAAGTAATTTCTGTGGTGATTTTACCACTAGAAACATCCCCAGTATTAATAGGTTCTTTTACTTCATTCATAATACCTCCTTCCTAAAGGTGTTATACCTTGTTTTGTCTTACTTGAAACAACTGTTTTCCGCTGCTGTGATCTGTATCTGCGTAAGCAGTAAAGGTAACACCAAAAGCAGTCGGATTCTCTCTCTCAAAGTTAGCCTCGATACCACCCGCTACACATCTAAAAAATGTCCAAGTGGTTAGATAACCTGTATCGTTATCTGAAATTTCGAGTTCTAAAGCCAGGTAGGAAATTGTACTAATTCCTCCAACACCAAGCCAGTAAGCGACACCATCTTCATCTTGAGACGAAGCGAAATCACCTAAAACCAACTTCATGTTTTCAGCAGTAGATTCTAACATTGAGAATTCGACAGTAGCTGTTTCACCAGTAATAGCGACATCAACAGGTGGAGTTGTTTGGTCACAGAAAATATCAGATGTATCGAGAGAGTATGTAACAGTGACTCCTCCTGTCGTACATCCGACATCAGTTCCCGCAGGGCTTACATCGTACCAGTCGGCATTTCCACCATCTGGTATTACGGTTCCCCCGACTCTGACCGTGGCTCCTTTGACGTTTATATTCGTTGCTGTTATAGCCATGAATTGAATCCTTCTATAATAAAATAATGTCTGCCACTAACACTTAATCTTTACCTATTACTTACTTTAGCTGCTTCTAATTCTAAATTCCAATCAAGCTTAGACATATACAAAACAGTTGGATCCCTTCTGGCACAACCCTTACCTTTCAAAACTACTATGCCAGGATAATCTCTTTCATCTACCTTGGTTGATTTTGGCATTTTGTACTTATCTTTTAAAAAATCGTACTTTTTGCTTGTAACCGAGCCTCTAACGGTAGCTTTGTCGGCAGTGCCAAGATATACTATTTCTCTGAATTTTACTTCAGAATTGACAACTTTCCTAGTGGCTTTCTTTGGTCCCTCAATCCTTGTTTCTTCAGGTGACAATTCTTCCGTATGTTTTTTAATGTGTAATTTATAGAATCGTTTTGATTTATATATTTTGCCACAATAAGGACATTCCTTCTGCCATTTCATATTATTCTTCTTCTTTCAGATATTTCCTAATAACTATACAAAGTTTATCCAAGCCGATTTTCTGATGACCGATTATATCTCTCCAGGTATCTCTAATTCGAGCTTTGGTAAACTCTTTGAAATCATCAGGCAATTCTCTATTCTCTATCTCTTTGCATAATTGTGCTTCCAATTTTCTTAATTCTCCCCATAAATCTCCCGATAAATCTTTTAATGCTTCAAAGGCTTCAGGATCATCAATTTTAGTCCATCTTTTCCATTTAGCCTCTAGCTCTAAAAGATATGAAGGTTTTTTTATTAAGTGACCTTCAGGATTATGTGTAACTTTTATTTTAGTAGCCATATTAACCTCCTTACTATTACTGTGACTATTTATTAGCCCATTGAGTTTTATATCTTGTTTGCGTGATCCAAATTAATGTATCAAGATCTCTAATTGGTTCTAATAAATTGTCTCTGAAACAACTATAGCAAATTATTTTACTGGTGTCTAATGTCGTTTGTCCATTTAATAACACTTTTACTCTTGCTTCTATATTATCTGATTCTTCTGTTTTTGAATCTCTGCTGAATATCGTGATACGGAAGAAACTTTCAGTTACTTGTCCCGTACTTATTGTTTCATCAAAAATATTATCTCTATCAGTAATAATAGAATAAGTGATACACGGATATTTTGCAGCCGATGGTGGTTGTCGATGAAAGATTCTACCACTTCCACCCAAAAGGCCTTGCAAAGTGGTATCGTCATTCAATTTGGCAAAAATAGCCTCTTTTAAATAGCGTATATTTTTATCGTATAGGGGCATTATGCTCCCGCTCCTTTCATTCCTGCAAATCCTTTAGTAAATTGTTGAGTTCTTGAATGTCTTGTTCTTTGATTTGCTGTTCTTGCAAACTTATTTAAAGCAATCGTTACGGTTTTGGCTATTTGAACAGGAATTTTTGGTGCTAGTTCAGTATAAGCACCCTCTAAGTAATGATAGCCTTCCCACCAACCCCCTCTTTGAGCTCCCCATTCTCCGCCAGTCTTATAATGCCCAATTTCTACCCACTCAGCGTAAGGTGCCATTCTCATGTCGGGTCCTATAGAAATAGTGAGAGTTTTTCCTGTTTCAGGTTTAAATCCTGGTCCTGGTTCATAACCATACGATACGGCTTCACCTATGTGTAATTTAATAGCTTCTTGTAACTTACCTGTCCAATATTGCTTATTCGTTCTTGTTGATGATTCTCTTTCTAAAATTTCTTTTGCTTTATTTTTAATCTCTTTGCCTTGTTCTACTAGTTCGACTTTAAAATCATGAGGAATAACAATATCCGCTTCTCTAAGGTTTTTTAAATTTATATTTACACCAGCGAGTGATAGACCTAATTTCAAATTGCCCTCCTAAAATCAATAATATCGCAATGTTTTATTGAATTACAACTTTTACACAATGGTTGTATATTTTCTATGTAATCAGATCCACCTTTGGATAATGGGATTATATGATCCTCAGTCATTTTAATTTCTGGCTCTTTTCTTTTACAAGCCAAACAAGTATATTTATATTCCTTTTTCAAGTCTTCCCATTCTTTTTGAGTATGTGAACCTTCAGCATTAATTTTTTTTACTCTACGTCTTGCATTGAGATAAAGTTTTCTTTCAGGAGTAGAAATTCCACCTTTCCATGCTGGACATTTATTACCAATCTGCTTTTTGCGAACCTCCCTAATCTTTGCTTTTACCTCTTCTGTATGATGTTTACCATATAGATGGTGTTTTTTCCCACTCATTTCTGGTCTTTTTTTTCCTTTATTCCAAGGGGTTCGTCCTTTTTTATATGATAATTTTTGTGATTTACTCATCCCTTTCTTTATTTTTTCAGAGCAAGACGTTCCTTTATTCCAAGGGTTAATTCCTTTTATAAACTGTCCTAATATATTTCTACCCTTCATGTTATTTGTGCTTTCGCTGTTAAATTTTTAAATTTAGCTGTATCAAAATAACCAGTTGTATTTTTAAGAATTAGCTTAACGTGATGACTGTCAGTTATTCTTCTATTCCCTGCTTGTAAAACTTCAATCCCTAAGACAATATAATATTCGCCCGTTTCTTCATCTAACACGATATCGCCTGGCTTAATTTGTCTAGTGACATCATTTTCAACTCTGTTGACGTAAGCGGCGTGTGTTTGATAATTGATTTTACCCTGAAGATTATATTCTACTTCAGATTTTTGCGGTTGAACACTAGCTTTTACTGAATAATAGGCAGTTTCTCTTGCGAGAGCTTGATCGCCAACGGAATCAATAGTTCCAGTATCTCGAAATATATCAATTGTGGTATTTAAGAATCTGTCTGGTATTTTATAAATGGACATTTAAAAACTCCTTTAACTGTTCTTTTGTATTATTCTTTTTTCCATAAATCTTGTGAAATAAATTATGACATTTTTTATCAAATGTTATTCCATTACTGATAGCTGTTCGTAACTCTGGATAATCAGCGAAATTATTAATGTGATGTGCCCTTAGGTGTTTATTTCCTTTTAAACATTTCTGGCAGGTCCAATTATCCCTAGCGAAGACTGACTCTCGCCAAAGTCTATATTCTATGCTTTTTCTTACTTTCTCACTTTCAGTAGTAATTCCGCCTCTCCAATTCCAGTGCTTACTTCCACTATTTATTCTTGTAATATCTTTATCTTTACAAACTCTTGAACAGTATTTACCTCTACCATATTTTATTTTCGATTTTTTTACTTCAAATTTTTTCCCGCAAACTAAACATTTACATTTAACTCTGTTTTTCTTAGGTCTAAGTTCTAAATTTTTCCAACCCTTAGACATTCTTTTAATAATTTCTTTTTTTTCTTTTTCAGGCTTATTTGACCAATGCCATTTTGGCTTCATATATATTATATAATACTATAAATTATCAGCCAAGAGGGCCGCAAAAGCCAAATCTTCGGAATGGTTGAGTGT